AAAATGAACCAAATTTAATTTGGAAAGATTCAGCATTGTGGGATGAAGTAAAATTAATTTGGAAAGAATAAATTTTTAATTTGGTCAAATAGATATATTTTTTACGTCCATAACAAGTATAAGTACATTGACACATATTGATTTTATTGTATAATATCAGTATGTGTCAAGTTGTCTCCGACAACTAACACAAAACACATTTAGGCTCAACTTAGGCATACAACAAAGGAGATTATACTATGGCAAGTCTAGCAGATATCCGTGCCCGTCTCGCGGCACAAGAAAGTAAGAAGTCAGGTCAGGGTCAACGCACCCAGTCAGATAACGCAATCTACCCACACTGGAATATGGAAGAAGGCACTACTGCCACTATTCGTTTCCTTCCAGACGCAAATAGTTCTAATACATTTTTCTGGGTAGAGCGACAAATCATCAAGTTGCCATTCAACGGCATCAAGGGTGATCCTAACGCAAAGCAAGTAGTTGTACAGGTCCCGTGTGTAGAGATGTATGGTGACAACTGTCCTATCTTGGCTGAAGTACGTCCATGGTATAAAGACGATACTCTAAAAGAAATGGCTAACAAGTATTGGAAGAAGCGCAGTTATCTATTCCAAGGTTTCGTTCGTCAGAACCCGATCGGTAATGATACGACTCCAGCGAATCCTATTCGTCGTTTCGTCATCAGCCCACAAATTTTCACAATCATCAAGTCAAGTTTGATGGATGTTGAAATGGAAAACATCCCAACCGATTACTTGAACGGTACAGATTTCAACGTCAAAAAGACTAGCAAGGGTGGTTATGCTGATTATTCAACTAGTAACTGGGCACGTAAAGAAAGTCCATTGACTGAAGCAGAACAGGCCGCTATCGAAGCACATGGTCTATTCAATCTTGCTGACTTCTTGCCCAAGAAGCCCAGCGAATCAGAACTCCGTGTTATCAAGGAGATGTTTGAGGCTTCAGTAGACGGCAAGCCATACGATAACGAAAAGTGGGGCGCATACTATCGTCCATACGGACTTGAAGCTCCTGCAAATGCATCAGTTCCTCCTCATGTAACTGAAACGTCTACCTTAACTATTTCTAGTAAAAAGGTAGTAGCGGATGGTCATGGGGACGTACATGATGTCGAAGAATCTGAACAAAAGAGTGAACCCGTAGTTGTTCCTAAGAGTACTTCTAGCGATAAGGCACAGGACATTTTAGCGATGATCCGTGCCCGTCAACAGAAGGCCTAATAGTATTCGGGAGAGAGTAATCTCTCCCTTCTCCTAAACTGAGGAAACTACCATGACACTACCAGACGAAAGATACCGCGCACTAAAGCAGGGTAAGAAATTACTTGAGGAATTATGCGATCCTGGCAAGACGCCTAGGGTGCCGAGCATCGTCCGTGATCGTGCGCGTGGTGCATTAAGACACTATCCAAATGACTATGAACTTGATCGTATCGCGGACAGTTGTCCTGATATGCTTGACAAAATAGCATTCAATGATAGAATCGCTAAAAGAAATATTTTGAAATAAGAGGAATTTATGGCAAAAACAATTAAAATCAATGAAATTAAAATCAATGAGAGTTTTTCTCTCAATTATAGCAGCCGCGAAGCAGATAGCGGTGATACAGTCATGGACTGTAATATCAATTTTGATAACCCCAAAGACAACAATGTTGTTGTCACACGTTTGAATACTTGGCTCAAGTCTATCAATTGTGAAGATATTGTTGTTACGTTGAAGGGTAGAAAGTAACATGGGAAAACCTTTTGATGTTAGCAAATTTAGAAAAGACATTACCAAAAGTATTGAAGGTCTCAGTATTGGTTTCAATGATCCTACTGACTGGATCAGTACTGGTAACCACGCTCTCAATTATCTTATTAGTGGAGACTTCAACAAGGGAGTCCCACTAGGCAAGGTAACTGTATTTGCAGGTGAATCAGGTTCAGGCAAATCATATATTTGTTCTGGCAACTTAGTTCGTCACGCACAACAGCAAGGCATTTTTGTTGTATTGGTTGATACTGAAAATGCGCTTGATGAAGATTGGTTGAAGGCACTTGGTGTTGATACCGCAGAAGATAAATTGTTGAAGTTGAACATGGCGATGATTGATGACGTTGCTAAGACTATTAGTGAGTTCATGAAAAATTATAAACTTTTACCGGCGGATGACAAGCCGAAGGTATTGTTTATCATTGACAGTCTTGGTATGTTGTTGACTCCAACTGATGTCAATCAGTTTGAAGCAGGTGACATGAAGGGCGACATGGGTCGCAAGCCTAAGGCATTGACTAGTCTTGTTCGCAACTGTGTCAACATGTTTGGTAGTCATAACGTAGGATTGGTCGCAACTAATCACACATATGCTTCACAAGATATGTTTGATCCAGATGATAAGATCAGCGGCGGTCAAGGATTCGTTTACGCAAGCAGTATCGTTGTCGCTATGAAGAAACTCAAGCTCAAGGAAGATGATGATGGCAACAAGATTACTGATGTGCGAGGTATTCGTGCTGCTTGTAAAATCATGAAAACTCGTTACGCAAAGCCATTTGAAAGTGTTCAGGTCAAGATTCCATATGAGACTGGCATGAACCCATACAGTGGTTTGCTTGATCTATTTGAGAAGGCAAATATTTTGACGAAAGAAGGTAATCGTCTTGTCTATACAACTGATAGCGGTGAAGTTATCAAATTCTTCCGCAAAGGTTGGGAAAGCAACGAAGATGGTTGTCTTGACAAAGTAATGTCAGAATATCAAAATCGTCAAACAAAGATAAGTAATACAAATTCTGTAGTGGAGGAATAATACAGATGAGTATTACTGTTATACACGAAGTATGGCGCGCACTAAAAAGCGAAATTGATGAAACGGTTCTTCCAGATGCCGCTGAATCACTCGTTGATGTTCTCATTCAAAATGATTATGAAGCAAGCGATATCAAGGCAGAGTTTCGTAGAGACACCTATGTAATGGATGCTGTCAAGGCATATATCGCATCACAAGAGGATGAGGAAGAGGAATACGAAGAAGAGGAAGAAGATGAGGATTACGACGATAATTGGTGATGAATGAACTGGTATACCAGAATCACAACTGATTTGTCTGTAATCCCTGATTTCATACAACACTATGAATCAGAATTAGAGCAAGCAAAATGGGATTGCCGAGTAGGTGGAAAGGTAGAGAAAAATATCTCAAACCTACCCGGTATCACAGAACATAGATTCAATCAACTACAAGAGATTGAAGCGGTATTGAATTATCTCAACATACAATTACGCAAGCTAAGGCGTAAATACTTTCAGAAATATCTGGAAGGATATAATAGGGCATTGACAAGCCGTGATGCTGAAAAGTATGTTGACGGCGAAGATGAAGTTATTGACTTTGAAGTACTAATCAACGAGGTAGCACTTTTGCGTAACAAGTGGTTGGGTATCATGAAGGGTCTTGATAGCAAGCAATGGCAATTGGGTCATATTGTTCGCTTGCGCACAGCCGGCATGGAAGATGTCACGGTATCCTGATAATGACAAATATCACACATCTCATCACTTCCTACATTAATACACAAAAGAATTACCTAGACACTAAACCTCAAGTTTCAATAGACAGCAAGTATACTTGTGTGACTTTCAGATATAATGGCATCGATATTGAAGTTTGTGTATACAACGACACATTTATCAAGCTGAAAGTAGATAACATGCCATATGCTATCTGTGATAGTATCAAAACATTCAAGTATGAAATTGATAGGTTACATACTTTGAGGTATCAATGACAACGGTTCGTGATAAACTACAACTGATTCTAAACACTATTGAAAATCTTCCGCTAGAAACATTACAGCAATACCCAGAACTGGAACGTATCGTTCCAAAATTATACGAGAGTTTACAAATAGATGATGTTTGCGACCACAAGTTCGTAAATGGGCAATGTGTTTGTGGTCAAAAGCAATTATAGGCTTGACACAACATATAGTATCGTGTAATCTATATATTGTGTTCAATAAATCAAAGGAGTATTACATGAAGGTTCGTACTAAGGCATTTCTTCAGACGTTTGGCGGATTGGCTGCCGGCGCAGGGACTGTATTGTTTCTTGATTATCTCTCGCCCAAATATGGTATTGTTATTTTCCTAGCGGGAGTTTTGCTTTGGATGGTATACGGAATGTATCAAGCCCGTGTATCTATGTTAGAATTGGAACAAGAACGTATTGTTGACGAACTCAAGAAGTAAGGAGTAATTTTTGAATTTGAAATTACGTGCTGCCGGTTATACCGCAGGTGCTGTGGCTATTGTTGCTGGTTCGATTGCTGAACTTGAAAAAGTGAAGTGATATCGTTTTTTTACCTGAAAACAATTGGGCGAGAAATCGCCCCAATTCCTTTTTAACGTAAGTCATTGATTTCCTTATATATTTTATAATTGACTTTTTTCCTATATTATTTTAGTATATTTGTATCGTTATACTTAACTTGGAGTGTATATGAGTGTAAAGATTCTTAATGTAGGTACTTTGCTTTTTACCTCGGCAATCGTTGTAGGTTGCGGGGGAGGGGGAGGAGGCAGCGAAAGTTCCAGCAAAACTCCCAGTAGCGTATCATCACCTAGTGTCACCTTGAATGCTACGTCTACCGAAGTATTTCAGGGAGATAATATTACACTTACGTGGTCTGCCAGTAATGCCACATCATGTAGTGCAAGTGGTTCTTGGACTGGAAATATCTCGCTCAACGGTACACAGAATTTTTCGACTGTTGCCCCAGGTACAAATACTTACACACTCAATTGTACTAATGGCAACTCAACAAAGATCC